CTTATCAGCATCCATTAATTGATGTCGAGCAATAACTATTGGAACATCGGAGAACTCAGAAAGATTATACCTCCCCATTATCCACCGACTTTCAAATGTTTCCCCGCCATAACCAACAACAATACCAGCATGAGAATACTTTGCATCTGCATCGAGAGACCAAAATTTAGTTACCTTTATGATACAATTAGAAACAAAACCACCTCTATTGGTCAAGAATATATCACCGGGCTCAACTGAGATCATGTTAGTTCCGTTTTAACCTTTGCCTTGATTCTATTTAGTTGCGCTATTAAAAGCAAACAGGCTTCCCTTAAAAGGCAAGCCAGTTCACAGTCGGGAGAAACTTGTTTTGATATAATGTATAGCCGATTTCTTTTAAAATAAAGATTACGTTCTATCTCAGTTTTTCTTTTCATCAAAATAGAAATCGACCATTCTTTCATTTTTCATCCTCCAAGCAAATCATTTCTGAATTGGTCAACGTTGAATCTATTACCAGGGCAACTCTTGTATCCGGCATATTCTCGATGACCTTTGACAATAGAAATATTTAAAACAGACATCAATGACCGAACTAATTTAATACCCAATCTCCATTGTGGCATTGGAACATCATCGATATCAAAATTACCCATGAAACAAATGCCTATAGTATCGTTATGATTTTTCGTATGAGCACCCACTTGATCGAGCATCCTCCCCATGAGAATTTCGTAACGACTATTAATTAACTCAATACCAAAGTGATAACCAATATCATTGAACTTCAAAGTATTAACATGGTAATTTCTAATTGCATCCCATGATACTGTCTTGGAATCCTTTGTTAATGAATGATGAAGAATTATTTGATTTAGTATCATATAGTTCCATTATTATTATAATGAGTTACTGAAAAAAAAATAATTAATTTGTATTTGCTTTCTTACTATGTTCGTATGAATTAGTTTCGCCTATTTCCATTGTCTATCTTTTTTTCCAATCTTTCAACAATGGTAGCAGTCCGAGTTAATAGTCTTTCAATAACATCGAGTTGCTGTTTAGTCGATGCTCTATTTTCTTCAAGTGCTTTTATTCTTGCCTCTTGAACTGTTACTTTGACACAATTCTCTTTAACTTCTTGTTCAATCTTCTCAGCCTTTTCTATACATTGATCATCAGCACTAACTAAATTACTATATGAAATACTAATCAAGCCAACACAACAAATTAAAAGGAAACTTAATAGCGCCGTAGTCGCTTTCCATATAATGTGCTTCTCCATTTTTTATTTTTCAACCTTGCCTTTGATAACATTGTTTACTCATCACCACGTTGCTGCATCTGCTCTAATCCACGTATTCGCCGCAATACAAATATAGATATGAGTTGCATCAAATGCTATCTGTCCTACAGCCCCAGCCGATCCAGCAGTAGCAGGAGCAGCGGCTAATCTCCCACTATATCTTGCGTCCAGTGCTTCTAACAATTGAGTATTGGTTTCTGTTGCGGCAGTCTTTAATGTTATTGATTCGGATTCTATAACCGCTGCAATTTCCTCTTGAACCGAATTCAACCAATCATCATTTATTGTTGTTGCCGGAGGGCCATTGGTAAATTCATTATTTACGTGATTGTCGCCTTCAGTCCTGTGCATCTTTTTCTTCCTCCGTTATCTCTATCATACCTGAATCAGAAATCTTCTTGGCGGCACTCTGGGATATTCTTTTGCTGTTCCCATGAAGTGTACCTTTTAAAATACTATACATGACCATGTCAGGCTTTGGTATAAGCTGACCCTGATCATCTTTCATTAACAAACCATTTCTTAATTGGTCACCACCTTGTGCAACGGATTCCATTAGTCCAACACTCGCCCAGTGAAAATCAAACGACCACTTATCGATACATTGTTTTCTGATTTCTTTTTCTAATGGATTACTTTTCTTAGCAGTGGGTAATTCTATCCACGCCGGGCATCCTTCCTCTCCGTTCCATTCTCTTTCAGGGCATCCAGATTTTTTGAAACAATCCAGTCCTCTTATACAAGGCGGCGACTTCTTTTTCATTTATCGGTCCCCTTTTATCAAGTTAATCTTTTGTTGCCGCAATTACTTCCTGATACGCGGGTTGAGTATTTGAGCCCGTATTGGCCGTACCACTTGAACCAGTATTACCGTGACTATGAGCCTGACCAGAACCAGTGTCTTCCGTATAATAACGATTTGAAGTATCATCCAGCGTACCACCACCGAAAAGACCATTCGCACTAATAGGAGAAAGATTCGCGTTTTGGCCTGTCTGATAAACGTGGTCATGGATAGGCATTTCAGCAATCGTTATAGCATGAGAAGATGTCGTATGGTAATGACTGGGTCCGGTATGCAGGTGAGTACTTTGTGGATTAGCTGTACCACCAGAACCAATATCGCCTGTAGCGGCAATACATAACATTGCATTATTAACCCAGTTTGTTTTTCTCGTCCAGCCAGTGGGTGGCGAGTTCTGCCCGAACAACATAACGGTACCAATTTCAAGTTGGGTATAAAGAGAATCCAATGCCTGCTTTAATTGTTGGCGTGTTTCAGTATCAGCAGTGAGCAAAGTAATACTTGCTTGTTCAATAACATAAGCAAGTTCTTCCTGAATCGCATTAAGCCAATTCTCTTCGACACGAGTACCGGGAGGACCATTAGAAAAGAATCCAGAGTTATTATATGTCCCTTCAGTTCTGTGCATTATTATACTCCCACGACTGACCAATCGGCATCGAACCGGAAGATGCCATTAGTCGCCTCTTCAATGACTCCGATAATTTTAACAGAGTGATTAGCCCCACCAACGGTTGTTGCAGAAGTAGGACCAGCGATAGATCCAATTACACCACTATCAAGAAATATAGGGCGCCCCACATAGTCAGCGAAGAGACCACTAAAGGCTGATTTAAAAACGAGACCTTTCATTAATAGAATACCACTACCATCGGAAGCAATAGCCGCCGCAGCAACAGCCAGTTTACAATTCTTAGTACTATCTGCCATGTCGGCGTTCTTCCAAGTACCACTTACAGTCTGATAAACAATTGCTCCGAAAACAATTGCGCTATCACAGACTTGAGAATAAATGTGCCACCCTCTTGTACCTTCTGCCGTTAATTGTGCGGTTAAAGGCCTATTCCAAAAGTCATTAGCATAAGTAAATTCAGCAGGCATAACCGTAACCATAAAGTCACGAAAGTCCTGAGCACTGATTTGCCCAGTAACGTTATCCGCCATCAAGGTTAATAAAGCTGCTCTTGTTCTTGCTGTATCTGCCATCTTAATTACTCCTTACAAAGGTTTATAGAATGAATCATCAAACGCGTTATATTCAAAAGCACCACCACTATAATACGCATTGAAAGCCGTACTAAATGATCTATCAAAGGCACCGGATAAGTAAGCTTCATCATCACTTGGAATAGCATTAAAAGCATTGCTGAAAGCACCAGTAAAAGCATACCCAATATAATCCCAGTAAAAACTTATATGTGCCGGTTTAAATTTATTTAAAATACATTGGAGGGCGCTTGTATCTGCGACCGCAACTAATAAATCACCACATTGACTTGCACCAGAAACAAAATATATCCAGTCGTCAGGAGATAGAGTTATGTTAATCTTAACAGAAAAAATATTGATTTGCGGGCCACAAGGATCACCGGCACATACTATTCCGGCCCATGCTGGAGCCAGATCTTCTATTGTAATGATATACCCCAAATCACTTGCCAAATCAATATACGACTGGGCGTGCAACCCTCCTTCCTCAATAAACTTTGCATGAACGTTTTGTCTTCTTTGCAGAAGTGATTGAGCCTGCGAAATACAATCATCCGGTAACCCTAAGTCTTTTTCGTGATCAGTTAAAAGTTCAACGGTATATCTGGTATCTATTTCTCTTTTTAATTTGTCACTCCTCACATCGACTCTATTTAACTCGGCGGCTTGTCCGTGAAACAATTTATAAAACCCACCATCAGGACTTCTCGACCAAGCTTTACCATGTGGAAGTAAATTTAATAATAATTGTAAATATTCTGATACGCTATAAGCCATGTCAGTTTACCATTAATAATCCGAGAAAGTAATTGTTCCAACAGCATGAATTTTATTTGATGCAACAGTAGTATCTACAATTGGAGAGGTGACCGTGAATCTTTCTAATGACGCAATGTTTCCGAGTGCCCCTTGAATATCGGAAAGATAAATTGTTTCACTGGGACCACCTTCCCGCAAAAATAGATCTTCCAGTTCAGCTTCAACAGCAGTTTGAACTGTCAATGTATTTGGGTAAATAGAAATATTAAAGTCAACTATTTGTTCGGTTAATGCGATCATGCTTAATCCCGGTTCCGCGCCCAATGGGATACCAACTGTTCTACCGGTCGCCGGATCACTATGCTCGACAAGATATTCTCTCATGGTCGCCATAGTGGCGGCGCTTGGAATATAAGGAGTTGAATTATCCATCACAAAGGCACACCCAACTGTACCCAGTCCATTATAACCGGCGAAAACCCATGTTCTTGTTACCCCGGCATTTTCCTTCATCCATTTACTATAATCATACGAACAACCGCCATAAGGCGGATACTGTTTTCTAAGCAACAGTCTTGCTCTTAAATCTGAGTCACTCTCTTCATCGACCCCACCGGTCAGACCGGACGCATCAACCGTAGCGGTAGTAGCAACTCCGACAGGCGGAGAAGTAAAAGTTAATTCAGTACCGGAATCTTGATTTGAGTCTGCACCAGCTACAACAGCGGTAACGGCAATAGTGGCAACCCCACCGGCTATTGTTGCGGCTTCATCAACAGTATAGATTATACCATCCTCCGTTGATAGTTCTGACTCTGCAAGAATAGTAGCCCCGGTGCTTCCCGTTACACCGCAATTCCCTTGTGCAAAAGTCGCAGCCTTTCTATTGATTCCATATTCATCTGCTAAGTCATCAAGACCAGCTTCATCAGCTTGAGTCACGAATCTTTGCTCGGCTTGATACCCGAGATAACTATATAACAAATGAATTGCTCCGGCGTATACTCTTGCGAGAACCTTTAAAACGCTTCGTCTCAAAAGAGAAGACCCACCAGTTACCCTTGTTTCAATATCGCTGGAAATTCTATCAACTAATTCTGTTAAAGTCGGTCGCTGAAAAGGCATTATTTTTACCCTTTAAAAAATCAATTCATCAACACCATCAAAAGTCATACTGTCTATTCCATCAAAACTAAAATAACCAATCTGTTTATAATTAGTTCCAGAAGATCCAAACCTTGCAAGGATATCAAAAGACATTGACGCACCTTGAACTGATTCAAGAATTAAAACCATGGTAACTTTAAAAGCTAAAAAAGTTGTTTGTCCATTGGGTTGCCTTTCTACTTCTATTTTTATCTCACTTGCCAACCCGTCATCAATTATCCACTGTAAACTTTCTTTTATATATTCTTTTGCTTGGACGAGAACTTCGGGAAGAGTTTTTGATCTTTCAAGAAGCCATATTCTCGAACCAATTTTATCATTTTGAACCGGTGGATTAATTAAATCACCCCACCATCCTCTTCTATTTGTATCAAGAATATTTGGGAGTATATCTTCATCTGCTGCTCTACCATCAGTAAATATAGATATAATAATTGCAGAAAATAAACCTTGCTCTAAAACCAAATCACCACTGTCGAAGTCAATGTTTGCTTCGAGTTCATTCTCATCCCAGACAAGTGCTATTTCTTGGATAGTCATTAATTTACTTTCGATGCTGAGAAATTAGAATTGGTCAGCAGAGTAGTTGGTGCCCCAGTATTACCGCCCTGTGGGTCAGTATGAACATGGTTATTGAAAAGATCTTTTAGATCAATCGTAGCTACTGCTTTGCCAGTCCCAGATGCCCCGCCAACAGTTACCGTTCCATTTAAAACAATAGTAGGAGCAATTAAATTAATAATCGTCGTTCCAGTATTGGTTACATTATTAGCTTGCACATATTTACTTGCCGATAAAGTTTCCGTGGACGTAGTTGCATCGAGAGTATGATCATCAACATTCTCATCAAGCAAGGTGCCGTTGACTTCGATCTCTCCCGAAGGCTTTAGATGAATTCGATGAGGCGATGTTTTATCCTGATATGAGTAGAGGACGACGTCTCCTGACGATAAATCATCAGGGCGATATCTTCTATCGTG